GCTACTTCTATTAATGTGTTCCAACTTTGCTGGTCAACTTTTCCTTTTGCTAATATTTGATTATATTGCGTTAAAGCTCTGCTCGCCGCCTCAGACCCTTGACCTCCTGCTAGAAACATATCATTCAGTGCAATTGCAGTTTCCGTTCCTTTGTCTAAATCGTCTAAACTTGCTGTTAATAATTGAGCATTTCCAACAATTTCGTCAAGTGTTGTAGGCAAGCCTTCAATTCCATCTGACAATTTGCTTATAGATTTTGTTGCACTTTCTGTTGAATAACCCAACGTTTCCATTACTTTTGGGAAATTATTTAATGTGTCTACACGGCTAATTGCATCATCTAAACTGCTTGATATTGTATTTATTGCCGTTGATATTAATTTTGTTATTCCTAATCCTGCTACAATGTTTTTTATTGTGTTACCTGTACTTTTTACACCTTCTTCAAGTCCTGAACTATCTAGTTTTGTATCATATGTTAATGTGCCAGCTATCGCCATTTATGTTCCACCTCTCTTTATTGTGTAAGAGGGATTATTTTAAACTTTCGTATAATTTATCACGCCTTATTTGGTCTTCTATCTCTGCTTTTGTTGGTGGTAATTTATATGCTTCTTTTAATTCTAGCATTTCTTTATCTTTTCCTGTGTATGCCCTATATCCTTTAATTTTACTAAACTCACAATCACTTGTGAGGCTATTCCATATTGCTTTAAATTTCCACCAGTGAATGTAATCAATTGTTAAATCAAATCCCTTGTCCCAATATGCTCCCCATATCAAATCGCTATCATATTCATATCTAAATACCTGAGACATTTTAATTCCTTTTTTATTTACTATTTTTGCATTTGGGTTATCTTGTTTCCCGCAGTGATAAAACCATATAAATTTATCTATTATCTCTTCTATTTCCTTTTGACTTCTATTTCTATTAAAAAATGTTGGAACAAAATTTTCTAAAACATTCGCAGTCGCCTGTTTCGTATTTCCCTCCAACATTTCATTTTCAAATTCAATAAATATACGAAAATCTGTATTTATAATAAATCTCTCTTTTCCTATTCTTATAGACTGAGGCAATTTACTATACATTCCTTTTATCATATTCCTATTTAATATCTCCTATATTTATTTCTTCTATAATTATTATTTCGTGCATTATTTCTTCTTTGTTGTCTATTTTGATTATCATATCTATTTTCCATATTTTTTATTTTGTTTACTTGTTCATCTACAGCTCCATTTATATTATTTAATAATGGGTCTGTTACTGATTTTATATAGCTATTTAATATAAATCCGTATATTTCCATTTCTACGCTTATTGTCATTTCATCATAACCATCTGACAATCTTTTTTTATTTAATTTTTCAATAGCACCATTTCCTAATATTTTATCTAATTCATTTTCTTCATAAGCATTATTTTTTTTCTTTTCTAAATATTCCTTATTAATTTCAAATCTAATTCCATATATATCAACTTCTATCTTCTTATCTGTATCTTCATATCCGATACTCATTAATTTTTTATCTTCTATCATAAATTACCTCTAATCCTTATTAAATTATTAAATTCTTATATTACACATTTTCTGTAAATTTCTTTGTACTTGTATTGAAAGTACCATATACAAAATCTCCACCTTTTAGCGAACCTGTAATTTGCTTTTGTTCTCCAGCTCCTCCGTTTGCCTCTGTTATCTCTACTGTCTGATGTATTTTTCTGCATTTATAAGTATTTTCTTGACTATCTACTGGCTCCCATAAATTTACTATGTAGTGGTCTCTTTTTGCGTCTGAACCTCTAGCTCTTTCATAGAATATATTATAAAAATCTTCAAATACTGTGTCGCCTTTAACCATATCTAATGTAATTGGAAATTCATTACTAAACCCAGTTACATTTATTGTTTTTGATTTTTGGTGTATATATTGTTTTTCACTTTCTGTAGGGTTTGAGCCCTCAGTCATTTCTGTAATTACTCCACCCAATGTTATATTTTCGCCTGTTTTGTCGCCAAAATAGTGGGCTTCATCATATACCATTATATCTTCCATTTTACTCTTCCTTTCTTACATTAAAATATAATTGCAAAGAATAAACACTTACTGCTCCATCTTCGCTTGTCTCGTAAGTTAACGCATTTGCACAACTTACTGATTTTACTTCCCTGTTATTAGTTAATTTCGGGAAGTTTCTTTTTTTATTTTGAATTTCTAACCAGTCAGACAAATCATCTAACCAGTCCAAATTCGTTAACCTTTGTTCATCTATTTCACTCTCACTTTTTAATAAAAGCATATATTGGTATTGTCTATACCAACCTTTACTTGTAATATAAGGCAATGGCAATACTTCAAATCCTGTTCTTTGTAATGCTAAGTTCTTTACTGTATCGCTTACGCTATCGTAGTGAATATCTTCCATTATTGCTATTTCTTTTATTGGCTCATATGTTTGTAGCCATTCATTTATTGCACTATCCATTATTTATCCTCCTAGCATATTCTGCTGTCTGCTTTAATATAGTATCTCTCTTGTCGGCTTTCATTCTCTCAAAAGGATATGTTCCCCTCTTTCCGACTCTTTTTTTAATTTTTTTTGAATAGGCTTGATATTCTGCATAAGGAACACCTATTGTTACATATCCGCTACCTTCTTCACTTGCTAATCTTATTGATTTTGATTGAGTTCCAGTCTTGTATGAAACATATTCTTGTAATGCTGTAATAACTTTATTATCTAAAAATACCTGTGTTTTATTCAAATTATTATTAAATCTATTTACATAATTAGTGTTATATGTTATTTTACAAGTTCCATTCTTTGTGGTTATTGTTGCCTTTGGAAATGTAACATTAAAATTTCTTCCCATTATCTACCACCTATTTTTATATGATTTAATTCTTGTATATCTTCATCATCAAATATAAATTTTTCTACACTTGAAACTTCAAACACATCACTTTTACCATATTTCTCTCTTAGCTCTGTTAGTGGTGCTTTTACTATGTCATACTCACTTTTCCCAGAATAAATTATATCGCCTTTTTCACAATTCCATATATTCTTATATCCCTCAACATCAAAAATGCGTATAAGGGCATTGTCGCTTGTATTAGTGCCTGTTCTGTTTCTATTGAAATACGATGTGTTTCTTACGCTAGCAACTAAATTATATCTTATCCAGTTATTATCTTTTTTGTGATATATAGTTATATCTTGCAATAATTTATTCATTATATATACCTCATTAATTCTAAAGGCAAATTATTTATAATATTTCTCTTGCTAGCTATCTCTTGGCTTTCACTTTTTGAGCCTCGATTAATGCTAACGCCATCTATTGATACAGAATTTGCTTTTGCATTACTTGAATTTGAACCATTAATATTAAAATAGTCTGCTAATTCGCAAGCCGTGAATTTTAATCTATATTGGTCGTTTTCGCTTAGCGAATTAATAATTTCCTCAGTCAATTCTCGGTTAATATTTCTGTCAATTTCTCTGCTTGCTTTTATTATTAAAGAAGAAAAGAGGTCATTAGATAAACTGCCTAAATATTCACTTTTATAGAAATTATAATCAGCATAATTTATCATTTTAACCTCTCCTTTCAACTATTTTTCGTTTTTAACAACTTTTGTGTATTTTCCTTTTTCACCAGTCTTTGCATTTTTAACTGGTTTTTTTTCTTCTACCCTTTTCGGTGTTAATCCTACATATGTTGCCATATTTCAGCACCTCCTAGTTAGCTTTATGTGATAATACTATTCCTGCTGTTTTATTTGCCCATACATCTACTAAGCCATATTTTCTATATTTTGCAATATAAGCATCTGCATTTGGATTGTTTTCTGGTGCAATTGCATCGTTAACAATATGTTTGTCAAATTTCATAACAGCGTTTTTATCAATTATCATATAGTTAATATCTTTTCCATCTTCAGCTTTTTCAAAATGTCCTAATTCTTCTCCATCAGATGTTCCATCTTTTAGTTTAATCTTTGTATAAAATCTTGATTGAGGAACTTTTACTATTTTGCTAAATTTGTTCATTACTTCTCTTGATTTTGTTGTATCTAATGCCATAATGCTATTTACAAGTGTTGGAGTAGCATATAGTATTCTGCCTTCTTCTGGTACACTATCTTCGTCCATTTTTGAAGTATCTCTTAGTAATGCTTTTAAAAATTCTTCTCCGTCTGCAAAGCTCTCTCCAGCTTCTGCTGATATTGTTATTCCATTTGTTCCTGCAAGTTTAGAAGCAACATAAGCATTTCCCTCAGGAATTACTTTTTGGTCTTGTAATTCTCTTTGAGCTACTAGGTAAGTGTCTCCCATTGTTTCTTCATTGTCCATTACATCTAGTTCAAATTTTGTTCCTCTGTCGTATTCAAATGTAGCTGTTTTCCATTCAACTTTTACATTGCTTGATGTGTAACCGCTATTTCTTGAGTAATTTCCTAGTCCACCCTCAATAGATACTTGTCTATATAAAATTTCTTTTGCATTTGCACCTTGTCTTGTTAAAGACATATCAGATGTTAAATCTGCGAATAAATCACCTTTTTTATATTTTTCATCGATTAAAGGTGTGTATTTTTTTGCTAAAACTATATTGTTTGCCATTTTTCATCTCTCCTTTTTTAAATTCCTAATATTTGGCGTTCATGTGATAAATCGTCTTTGGCGTCTTTTTTATGATTTCCGCCTAGGTCAATATCTTTGCCCTCGTCTTTTTTTTCTTCAACGAAAGCTCCAGCGTCTTGTTCTTTGTAAGAATTCAAATAATCATCAAACCCTAACATTTTGCCATCTTCAATTTTTAAGTCTTTACTTGCTAAATCTTCCATAAATGATTTTTTAGCACTATTACTTGAAAATTTAATATCTCTTGTCAAATCATTGATAATATATTCTCTTTCTCTTTTGGAAATTTTATCATTAAGAGCGTTAGTATCGGTTTCATACTTTGTTTTCCAATCGTCAATTTCTTTTTGCAAATCTTCTGCATTTACTTTTGACAATTCTTCAATTTTAGCATTTGCCTCCTCTAACTGTTTTTTCAAGTCTTTTTTGTCTTCGTTTAGGTCATCAAATTTTGATTTTGGAAAGTAGGTACCGTCATTCAAAATCAATTGTTTGTCGCCTAATTTTTCGTTGACTTGTTTTGCTAAATCTTCTCCTAATAATTTTTCTAAATCCATATTAAATTCTCCTCTCAATACCTTTTTTTAGGTGTCTTGGCTCCACCCCTGTGAAAGTTTTTTGTTACATATCGTTGTAACGAACGTTTATAATAACTCTTGCGAGTATATAACAAAATAAAACACACCAACCCTATTAATTAGGATTGGCGTTCTTTTGACACTCTTTTATTTCTACTATATTTTTGCATTTATTGCATTTTATTTCTAATTTGTAATTTCCTTTTATTTTCAATAAAAGTTTATTACAATGTGGGCATCTAATTTCATTCATCTTATGCTCCTATAATTTTATTTTATCACAATTATGTTAAATTTGCAATACGTTTATTCAGTTTCTTCTGGTTGTTCTGTCTCTCTTTCTGCTTGTTCTGTTTCATCTTCTATGTTCTCTGTTTCAGTTATTGCCTTTTCTTCTTCGTTTAACATACTTTCAAGATATTCCGCTAATTCTTCATAATCTGTATCTGTTAGTTTCCCGTTATCGCTCAGTTCCTCCGTTAGCATTAAAGCATATGCTACTGAATACTCACCTTTTTTTACTAAGCTTAATATTGATGCTTTTTTTCTAGCTGATTTCTTTTCTAATATTGTCATATTATCCCACCTCACTTTCCAAAGTTTCTATTCTTGTTAGTAAATTATTTAAAACTGTTTCATTATCTTTATAATATCCTACCTTTACATTTGCACTTACTTCATCTGTGCTAAATATATGTGTTATGTTTTTATATGTTTTTGCCTTTTCTAACTTTTCTAATGCTTCTATTTGCTCTTGAGTACATTCTAAATCTATTGGTTCTACCATTGTATAATTAATTTTCAAAGGATTTTCTTGTAAAAATGTATTTATTGTTTCTGCTGTCCATGTATTTGTATCTGCTGTAGAATTATCTAATTTTACTCCAATAGTTCCTGTAGTACTTATTTCTATTCCTTGTAATGACGAACTAGATAGTTGTTGCTGTGTTATAGTCTTTAGTTTATTACACATAACATTTCCTAATGCAGTCTGCGCTGTGGCTGGTAAAGCATTTGTTATCTCAGCATTTGCTAAACTACTATCTCTTATATTAAACCTACCATTAGGAAATACATAGACTGCTAAATAATTAATTCCATCTACAACTATTTCTGTGTTATAGTGCCTCTCATACCACTTCCTAGCTTTCTTTATAAACTCATCTGCATAATCTCCTATTTTACGGAATGGTTGCTGTACAGGTATGCTGTTTATCGTTTGTTCTCCTACTACATAATTTGTAACTGTGTCTCCTTCTTCTACTTGAATTGTTGAAACGTCAATATATTTTGAATAACCATTTACAGAAAAATATCTTGCGTCTTCAGTAGTTGTAAATTTATATTTTGAGTTTGCATTACCAATTGATATTGAACTGATAAATTCTTTTTTATAGTTATAAAGGTCAACACGTTCAGTATAAGAAGAAGGAAGTAACGAACCTGATAAGATATAGTTAGTATTTTTTTTCGCGGGTATTAAATCTGACCTATGCCACAATGAACTAGCACTTACAGCTTGAAATTTACACTTATTCATGTCAAACAAATTCTTATTACAAACAACCTCGTTAATACTTCCATTATCTCCACAGCTTTTTACGTCACTTGGGTAGTCTAGTGATGGCATAGTGCCTATTACCTCTCCACTATCGTCAGTTATATCTCTTGTCTCTTGTTCACTGTTTCCACTTATTTCAATACTTTCAAATCTCATATCGGCACTATCGCTTAATGCTATGTTTTCTCCCTCTGCTTCTCCTTTTAATGTATTTTTTTCTAAATCTGATACTCTTTCTTCTAGGTCTGTTTTTTCTTCTTGTAATGTTGTCAGTTCAGTGTCTTGCTCTGTATTCTTTGTGTTTATTTCTTCTATTTTATTGTTCTGGTCTTCTTGCTCTCGGTTTATATCCGCTATATTCTGTTTTATTTCTGTATCATCATACAATGCTGTAATATCTGTTGCTATTAATATTATTTCTTCTGTATCGCTTTCATTTTCAATTAAATAAGTATGGCCTTTTTCATATTTGCTACCATTGTTTCCATAATCAGATAAGCATAGCACTGTTGTTCCTACTTTTAATTTGCTATTTACAACATCTTTATGTAATTGTTCTCCAGTTAAACTCGAGTTTGTTTCTCTTACTATTGTATCGGTATATATTACATTTATTTCATTGCCATTGTTGTTTATTTTTCTAAAATGTCCATAAAACTCCCAACTATAACCTATCCCTATATCATAATCTTGTATTTGGCACATATCTCCTACAGTTGAGGTTTTAGTTATGTCTTTTTGGAATATGGTATTAATATTTACTTTATTAAAATCTTTATCCATTAAATATATTGGATAATCGTTGTTCAAATCCCCTGTTAATGTTACCAAAGGCAAATATATATGGAATAAATAACCTGTATTATTTTGCAATTCATAATCTTTTATGGTTTCATCTAAATTTGCTATTATTTCGTTATTTTCTAATACTGCATTAAAATCTAATTGAATTTCTCTGCCAATATTATTTTCTATTTTGTTTTCTAGCTCTTTTACTGCATTTAAAAAAGTGGTTTCACTTACTAGCCCTTTTATAATGTCTGATATATCAACATTTAATTTATTTCCGTTTTGCAATGTTAGTGTTAATATACCATTTGAGTATCCTGCATTTACAATCATACTTTCAATTGGAAAATCAATGTTAGCTGTGCTTACTACTTCGCCATTTGCATTTATTAAATTTAATGTCATTAAATAATCATCGTTTATGCTTAATGTTACTTTTGTTCCACTTTCATTTTTTAATATTGTTATATCTTGTTCCACGTTTGTAATGTCTCTGTCTATGTCGCCTATTTCTTTAATAGCCTCTTCTAATTCATTTAATTTTGCATTTGCTATATCTATCCATTGGCTATACTCGTCAGGTGTTTCTATTTCTGCATTTATTGATTTATTACAAGTCATATAAAATACATTACTTTTGAATACTGGTATTTCATTTTCATTTGTTCCCTCGGTAATTACTAACTGCATATTTATTTGACCTTTTTTAGTCAAAATAGATTTAATAGGTATATAATATGTCTCATCTTGTTTTAAAAGCATTATATAGCCATTCTCGTTGCTAATTTCATATTCCAGTCTTGCAGTTCCATCTACAAATTCATCTGTAAATGCAAATACTAAATTTCCTTGCAAATTTTCACTGTCATTTCCTATTACTGTTTTTGTTAGGTCTACTTTTCTAGTTTCCTTGTTAATTTTTATTATTATGTCTTTCATCAAATCAAATCTCCTTTCAATATAGGGTTTTATTTATTATACCCACTTTTCCACGTTAGGTTATAATCTACATCTAAATTATTGCTCTTGCAATATGTTCTATATTTCATCTGTGCATTTCTTAGTTCTTTTTTTGCTTTTGTCAATTCTTCACTTGTAACATTAGTTCTTTTATCACTTTTGTTTAATGTTGCCACTTGTTCTTTTTTATTTCTAACCATTCTTGCAAAATAATTTTGCTTTTGCCTTGTATTGTAATTCTCTTCATATTGTGCTTTTGTTAAATGTCCATTATCGCGTACTTTGTTTTCTTTTCCCTCAAATTCAGGTCGCCAATCGTAGTTTACAATGTGGTAGCAATTTGGCTCTGTTGTTAAATATTCATATTGTTTAAATTTATCTATGCTCATTATTACGCCATCTATTACTTGGTGGGTTGGTCTGCAATGTGGTGTGTGTCCAATTACAACGCAATTAGCACCTATTATGTTTCCTACTTCTTTTGACAAATCATTTGCCGTTTGTGTTAGTGCGGTCATCAAATTCATTTTTACAACGCTTTCTAATTTATAGCTTCGCCCATTGCTTTCGAGTTGTATTCCTTTTTCCGCTAATGTATTTATAGTCTGTTTCATTGCACTTGTATAATCCTGAGAACCTGTTGCAACTTTTAAATATAACTCATCAATTGCTTTTACATATGTTTTTTGACTTGCAAATGCAATAGTTCCAGTCATATTTTTAAACGTTTTTAATGTTCTTCTATATATTGAATTTGTTAAAGCAATCATTGCAGGTGTTATTTGTAGCTCTTGTCCTTTAGCTTTATATGTGTCAGAATAGCCATCTAATTCACTTTCCTGCACTTCGGTGAATAATTCTTCTAATGCCTTTTTTTGTTGCCTAGAAATGCCGTTTATTTGCTTTAGAGTGCTATGGAATATTTCTTTTCCGCCTTGTCTTGCTAATTGCCTTATTTGTGCTTTTGTGTAACTAGATATTTCTTCATTTTGTTGTAGCTTTTTTATAATCATTGCCGTTAGTTCTTGATTAAGCTTAGCATACATTTCAATTACTTTATTTTGTTCTAGTGATGTCATTTTTTCAGGTGTTATCATATTTTACCTCCTAAAATAAAAAAGGATTATTTGTCATTTTCTTCACCTTTAATTATTTCAATATCAGTAAACTTGCAATTTATGTTTGTCGTTACACTATCATCATCTAAATTTGTAAAATATACCCTTTCTTCTTTGTTGTAAGTATTTATATTAAAATCTATTATTTTATCGTAAATTTTTCCATCAAATTTAATTTTAAAATTTTTTATTGATTTTTGTTTATTTCCCATCTTTTTCACTCCCTAAATCCATACTTGATAAATTATCTTCCTCGTTAATTAATGCTAGTTCCTTTTTTGCATCTTCTTCATTTAAGCCACGGAATTTCATTAAATAACTTACTTTACTTCTTAGCCCTGCACTTATTTCTTCCATATATGTTTCTTTTAAATCTTCGGTTGATACTAAAAAGCCGTCTGTATTTTCTACTTCTATTTTATCGTTTTCGTTTAAATCTTTTTTAAATATTAATCTGCCTAATAGCAATATACCTCTGCATATATTTATAATAAACTCATCTACATTTGCACGATATTTCTTTGCATTTATTGTTAAATCCTGCCTTTCTCCGCAAATATTGGGTAGCAGTAACAACATTTCCACTATTATTAAATTCATAATATTTATTGCCTAATAATGATTTAAAACTTAATAAATCAAGATGGAATTGTAATCCGTCTGTATTTTCTTCAACTCTTAAATCAGGATTATATTCGTGAATTAGTCCATTTTCGTTAGCGTTTTCCATTTCATCGCCAACGATTTGCCATTGTTGTTTTTGAACTTGAGTAGGATATACAATTTCGCCTTGTTCGTTTCTCCTGCATAACTTTTTATTATAGAATATTTTCTTGCCACCTAGGTAATAGTCCATTACAAAATTATGGTATGCAATATCTACGCCATATATTTGGTCTATTGCATTGCCATATATTGCAAATCCTAAGCCGTTTGCTTCTGGGTATGGGTTGTCTATTGGTGGAGTTAAAATGCTAAATAAAGGAATATCGCTATTTGTGTAAAATTCTCTTAATACTTTTTCATTTTCTACCTCGTTGCCATCTTCATCTACATAAACGTTACTGATTTTATAACTCATATATTCTTCGCCTTGTTCATCTTTTCTTTTAACAAGTTCGTGAATTTCTATATAATTAACTTTCTTTTTTTGTATTCTTGTCTCACTTATGAAAGCACAATCTACTATCTCGCCGTGTTCTGTTCTTAGCGGTATAATTTGGTCTGCTTTCATCATAATTAAATCAAATTTGCTAAATTTATCTGCAACTAATTCGTCATTTATTAATTTTACATTTTTTACTCTTAAGATTGCCCCAGCAGTTCCACTATATGCTGATTTTTCTATCCCATTTTGCAATAACTTATTGAATTTTATTTCTTTTAATTTGTCATCTAGGAATTTTTGATTTTCTTTAGTTGTTGCTATTGTGTCTTTTTCACTCCAGCATATATTAGCCCAATCATTTGCTATTCTTTGTGGCATTCCCAATGAATACATTTTTTCTTTATATGTTTGGTCGCCATATTGCACTATGTATTCGTGGAATGCTGTCTTGCCTTTCCATAAGCTAATCCATAAATCTATTGTTGAATAAAAACTTGTATAGGGATTATATCCCTTTTTAATTAAATAATCAGTAATAGTATTATTCATTTTATATCTCCTTTTTTATTTTCCACCTATTCTTAATAATTGTGCATACCATTTTTCTATACCATAATTATTTGCGTCAAGTATATCAATATCGCTTGTTCCATCATCAAGATATATGTCATCTTCCTGTGTTTCATCTTTAACAACATCTTGAAACCCTTTTATTATGTCTTCGGTTTCTCCTTTTACAAAAGAAATTCTATCTTGCATAAATAAAACTCCCCATAGATGGACTCTAATAGGTATTGCTATTTTTGTGCTATTAACAATTGGTATGTCTAAATTGTTTTTGTATAGTGCTTTTCGCAAAAATTCTATTAGCTCAGGTTCTGCACTATCACAAAAAATGCAACTTATCATTCCCCATTTGTCTTTCACATATTTAATATGCTTTATAAATCCTCTTTCTAATTTTGCTAGCACTTGTCCTATACCCATATTGTCTTGTACTTCTTCGCTGTTAGGTGTGCAATCTTCTTTATCACTTCGTAATACGCATACTTTTTGATAATCTCTTGATATTCTTTGACTACAAAATGCGTGAGCTGAACCATTTTTTCCAAAGTCAACTCCTGTTGTAATTATTCCTGTTATTTCACATTTATCTACTAAATATCGAATTTTATTATTTGCAATTTCAGGGAAAAATATACCAGCACTTGCTATTCTATTCCCTTTTATATCTCTTTTATACCATATTGAGTTTTTATCATAAGTTGACAATACCTTTTTAAGTTTTTCATCATTTATTGATAAATTATCAAATATGTTAAAATGTCCATAATTATAACCATAGTCAGGAATTTTAATCTGTTGTTCTTCGTGAAATGCTAAATATTTCGTATAGTACCAATGGTTTGGTGCTTTAGGATTTAAATCGTGAAATATTTTTCTATCATTGCTTGATAATGTTCTGTCTTCTACTTCTTTCAAAAAACTTTCACAGCACTCGTTCGCCTCTGTTATATAAGCCATTCCATATGTATTACCCTTGATTGCTTTATATGAGTTTTCTTTTCCACCGCCAACTACAAGCAATATTTTTTCTTTTCCATCTGCGGTTTTAATATAAATGCAATCTCTATTTTTATATTTTCCCTCTCTACTTCTTCCATCAAAATAATTTAAAATTCCAAAGCCATCACAATCAATTATATTTAATCTTGCACTTGTACTATCATATCCACCAACTAGGAATAACTTGTCAGGATGGTTTTCTAATGCTATACAAAATGCCATTCCATTTGTGACATTTTTTGCTCCCCTTTTTCCACCTTCTGCTACATTTAACCAACTTGTTTGACATTTATTAATATAATCAACTTGTTTTTCGCAAAAATCTGCATATTGATTAAACATTTTCCTCAGTCCTATTCTTTTTAGGATTATTTAATAAATTTGCAATATTTATTATTGAATTATTTATATCTTCTTTATCTATTTCGTCAGGGAATTTATCTCTTTGCCCTAGATATTGTTTACCTAACCAGACTTGCATTGTTACGTTTCCTTTTTTTGCACTTTCCCACTGCATTCTTCTTAAAGACATTTTGCCATTGTCTTGTCCCTTTTTATATAAACCGCAAAATTTTTCGTCCCTTTGTAATGTGTCAACAGAACAGCCCAAAAACGAAGCTATTTCCTGCTGAGTACACATCATCATTGCCATTTTTTCTATTGCATTATAATCTAATTGTATTTTGGGTCTACCTGCTGGCATTTAATCACCTACTTTTAATATAATCCCCATTCTGCTAGTTTTTCAAATCCACCTAAGTTGTCTATATATTCTTTCGCTATTTCTGCTATCTCAGAATAAGGTTTTCCATCTATTTCTTCATCACCTATTGCACAACATAATTCTATTCGTTTTCCTGTTTGTTGTGCTTTTAAATGTGCATATATATTTACTGATACATCTGCTTTTGATAAATCTTTTCCGTGTAATCCTCCACCAGTTACTGCATCTGCCATATCACTCCCAAGCTTTCTATTTGTTGCTCCCGTATCTACATTTATTCCGCCTGTCCATTCTCCTAATGGATTTACTATTGTATAATAATTGGTTGTATTAAACATATTATGTATTTTATCTTTACTTGCATTGCTTTGACATATTATTAATTTATTTTTATCTAGTATATACTTTCCATCGCTATTATAATTATCATATAAAAATCTCGCTACTTTTGATATTTCTTTTTGTTCTTCTGTTAATGGCATTCCCTTAAATATTCCATTATCTCCACAGCTTATTTTTCCATCTTGATTTTTTGCAAGTTCCGCATCTTGTTCTGCTAATATTATTTCAACTCGTATGTCGTCTGTTTCTGCTATTCTATATACTATGTCAAATATATCTGTTTCATTATATTGTACTGAACTTTCTATTATTATTTTACAATTTCCGTGACCTATTAATACCTCTACTGCTATTTTAGGATTTTCTTGCAACTTATATCCTAAATCTACTATTGCTCCTGCAATTCTATCTGCTACTTTATCAGGATGTTTTGGGTTTACTTTTTCTATCATTTTATTTATCTCCTTTTTCTATTAATACTGCTTTCTTACCAGTAAACTCTTCCCAACGTTTTATAATTACATCTACATATCGTGGGTCGAGTTCCATCATATAACAATTTCTATCTAATTGTTCACAAGCAATAAGTGTTGAACCACTACCACCAAATAAATCTAATATATTTTGATTTTCTTCGCTATATTTATCAATAAACCAAGTTGACAATTTAATAGGTTTTTGAGTTGGGTGATGTCTTTTATGGTCAAATTCTTGCTCAGTACCGAATACACCTGCCCATTTTACTCTAGCAATATCTCTTTTATGTTTATTTTTACTCCAACATAATTCAAAGCAAGAACCATACATCTTATCACTTGAATAATCTTCTTCTATATTATCATTACTATTTGCTCTTTTATCCCATACTATCCAAGAACCATTATTTTTATTGGGTAATAATTCTGCAAAATAATCAGCGCCCCACAAAAAGGTTTCTTTAACATTTAATGCCATTATTGTATTAATCATTTCAGGATTAAAATCATCAACTATTCCTTGTTCATATTTTTTTCCGCCTGTAAAATTCTTTTCTTTAGCAAAATCTAAATTGTTTTTCATACCACTAAAATCTGTATCTAAATTCATTCCATAAGGAGGGTCAGTATAAATCATATCTATTTTATTCTCATTTAATAATTTGTTAATATCATCAATGCTTGTACTATCTCCACACATAAGCCTGTGATTCCCAAGTTGATATATATCTCCTAATTTTGCTTTAGGTTCTTCAGGGACTTCGATTTCAAAGTCATCTTCTTCAACTTCTTTTTCTTCTTCTAAATCAATATCTAAATCAAATCCAAAGTCAGTCATATCAATAGTTTCAATATCTAACAATTCATCGTTTAATATGTCAAAATCAAAATCGGTATTCATTGTTAATTTGTTATGTGCTAGTGTATATGCTTTTCTTTCTTCATCTGTTAAATGGTCTAGTCTTATACATTCTACTTCATCATATCCTAGTTGCTTTAACGCTTCAACTCTACCGTGTCCCTCGATTATTGTATTGTCTTTCCAAATACCGACTGGGTCGTTCATTCCAAATTGTTCAATAGACTTTTTAATTTGTTCTATTTGCTCTGGTGTATGTATTTTTGCATTTTTCGAATACGGTTTTAATTCACTTATTTTTAATTTTATTATTTCCATATTTTAATCCTCATTTTTATTAATACTAAAAGATTTTTTAGTTTCTTCTTTTATTTCTTCACCTTCATTTACAAAACCTTTTGACAATAATTCTTCATATCTTGCACGTTCTAATATTATCGGTTCATCTTTTTCATATTTATTGCCCGTTATGTTGTCGTTAAAATCTTCTGCTACTGTCGTTTTTACTTTATAATTTCTCATTTCCTATCTCCTTTACATAATATTTTATTTTTATCATTTTTAAAGTGTTTTCTCGGTAATTTTCGACACTTTAATTTTATGTTTTGCTTAATATATCAATGGTTTGCCAGTTTTCTATTTTATGTAAATTGCATATACATTATATAACTCTATGTAATGATATACTTATATTATATTGCACCATATGGCCAATCGGCTTGTTTGCCAATCTGCATAATATTTTATATCACTACATACAATTATATAAAATATATATAGCAATATAACCGTAGCTCAGCTCTACGTCTGTCCCTAAGTTTTATTTTAACAGGCGGGATATAAACCGTAATATTACTTGCGTTAAACCTGTGGTCTAATTGTTTTATATATTGCTATATATATATTTATTTTACCATATTACATAAAAAAAGGCAAGATTATCCCTTGCCTTTAACTATATAATTTTTTACTTTTTATTTTTTCATTGTTACTTCTTATCAGATACGGGAATTTTTCATATTGGTGTATTGTAGTTATATCTAAGCAATAATTTAAGCATTTATAAATCGTACACGTTCCCTCTTTGTGCATTTCTACATTTTTGCAATTGTTTCTTTTGTAAATACAAGAGTTGCATAATTCAGACTCGATTATATCTTCCATAATTTTCTCCTGTTTTCTTTAATTATATCATAATTTTTGTGTATTTCAATATTTTTTTAGGATTTATTTTCTTTAATATTAATATCTTTGCAATAAATAGTTGCTTTTGTTTCTGTTATTCCTTCATCGCATATCTCTTTGCAATTTTTACAATATTTTTCTATAAATTCTTCTTTCGTCATTTTCATTTTCTCCTTTTATAATTTGCCCTTTTTAATTCCTCTGCATAATGATTTATAACATCTTTCGCACAAATCCCATTCCTTTTTTGGGTTTTTATCTTCTGTTTTTTTTACGAATATTGTATATACTTCTTCTTTCTGCCTTTCTAGTTTTATTTTACATCTGTCGCATTCATATATGCTATTATTTTTATTTGTTCTGTCTTTATAAATTATCATTTTTCGTCATCTCCATTTCCTGTATTATCTTAATACTAGAAGATTTTTTGATTTTCTTCTGGTATTAATCTTTTCCTTGCATTGGTTGACTTATCATCACTTTCATACTACTCATCCTCCTCTACATCTAAGCGTTCGCTTGGATAATTTATCTCTACTTTTTTAAAATTCCCATTATTATCTATATATTTTAAATATAAATATTCTATTTGTCTTATATTTAATATTTTTATTAATTCTTCCATTTTCTACTTGTCCTTTCTACTGTTCGCTTCTGTTCAGAGCTGTGTAGTTTATTTTTAAAATATTCTATCCAATCTTCTTTATACATTAAATCATCACCTGCAATAGTGCAAAGTTTTAATGCTTCTAAAAATTCTGCCATTGAATTTATTATTTGGTCTTTCTTTTTTAGTTCTATACTTAATTGCCTATTAGCTTCTTTTGTTTCTATAAGTTCTATTTCTTGCTTTTGATTAAGATTTAAAACTGTTGCAACATCATCTATAGAACATATTGTTTCATCTTCGCTATACAAATCATACAAATCAGCATTTTTTATATCATCTTTTAATGCTTCTATTGCTTCCTGTATTTGTTTATCTACTAAGTTTATCATTGCTTTTCCTCCAATAATTCTTCTAAAACTTGTATTTTTGCTTTAATGTCACTCCATTTATCGTCTAAAGTAAACCCTATACCATAATCTGCTTTTTCCATTTTTACTCTTTCTTTATCTATTTCTTCTATCTTTTCTTTTATTTTATCTTTGCTGACATATTTATCTAATAAATTCGCTTCACATTGATAATAACTTTCTAACTCTTTATTTCTTTTTATTAGATTTTCTATGGATTGTTTTACTTGAAATTTGCATTCATCTTGTAAAACAAATTCTTCATTAGGTGCTAACTCGTCTAAATCTTCAATAAACATTTTTAATATTAGTATGTTTTCTTCCATTTCTATTCCTCCAATTTGTATAAAGTTACATCATAATTATTAAATATTTTTTCTATTAACTTATATACTTTGTTCCAATCTCCATTAGCTATTCCGCAACCTATTCCATACGGTATTGCTATACTATAATCATTTGTTTGAGCCCATAATTTAATATTTCTTAAGCATTTTTCTAATGCTATATAGTCTGTATCAAAATTTGGCCTTTGGCTAAATAAATTAGCTATAATTTTTGAATATTCTAGGTAATAATATACATTCCCACTTAATAATGAATATGAATTATTAAGCTCATTGCAATATGTTGAATAACTTATTTCTAGTCCTTGATATTTATCTGCTAATTGCCTCGCTAATCCTCCACCCATATATCCTTGAACATTTACTTGGTGGCATATAATATCTTCTTTGCAATTTAAAATATTCCCTTGTTTTATTTTAATCATTATCTGCCTCCACAAATTTTTTGTTTTCTAATTTGTAATATGCATCTTCTTTTATTGTTTTTCCATCAATTTTTTTGCTTTTTACGCATATAGGTTTATATACATAAGTATTGTATTCTGGTAAGTCTAATCTTTCATATTCTGCTAATACAAGAATATCTCCTTTTTTGCCTTTGGCTTTTCCACAAATTCCTATATTACAAACAACATTTTCTATTCCTTTGTCGTGGCTTATATTGCTATATTCTCCTGAGCTTGCTAATTGGCTATAATCTCCTGAGCTTGCTAATTGGCTATTATATCCTGAGCTTGCTAATTTGCTATTATATCCTGAGCTTGCTAATTTGCTATTATATCCTGAGCTTGCTAATTGGCTATATTTTCCTGAGCTTGCTAATTGGCTATTATATCCTGAGCTTGCTAATTTGCTATAATCTCCTGAGCTTGCTAATTGGCTATTATATCCTGAGCTTGCTAATTTGCTATGTTCTCCTGAGCTTGCTAATTGGCTATATTCTCCTGAGCTTGCTTGTACCATTTTATCTTTTTCGATGTCATTAATTTTACATTTCTCCCATAAGAAGTCAAAACTGGCTTTTATAAATCCTTTTAAATCCAATTTTGCTCCTATCTTTATTTTGTTTGTTGCCATTTTGGTATCATCGTTGCCTTTGTCAATATCTCCTATTGCTTCTACTTCTGCAAATTCACTATTACATAAATCATAATAGTTTAATGTATCTAATGGATTTTCGCAAAAATGAAATCCATTATTACAACAATTTGGCTCCTCCTCCATTTCATAAATCTGTCCTTCTTCATATTGAAATCCTCTGCATTTCATATCTTTATTAAATGCTTTATATCCCTTAATTCCCATTTTTTATTCCTCACTTTCTATAATTTGTTTATGTTTTATCATTAATTACTGGTACATATGTATATTCAGTTTCATTTTGTTGTTCTTGCACTACATTTATTTCTTCTATTTGATTATTTGTTTTTTCATTTGTATTTGTAGGAACTAAACATACAATTAATATTATTAAAATTATTAATGTTATCATATTAAAATACCTCTATTTCTTCTAATTGTGATATACTTATTGTTTCACATATTATTAGATTTCTATATCTTAAAAATCCATCATTATAATCAATTTTTAAGTTTGTTACCATTGGAATTGATTGTTTCATATAATTGCTTATCCATAATGGTAATTTTATGTATTGTGGATACTGGTTATATTTATCTATAAAGTCTTTTAGCTTATTATTTATTGCAACTTCTACATCTACAAATTCAACTTCTTGTATTTTTGTTTTATTCATATTATTTATCCTCCAATAATTCTTCTAAAACTTGTATTGTTGTTTCTAAATCTCTATTAGTATTAAATTCCCAATATCCATTTTCTTTTAATTCTTCTATCTTTTCTTTTATTACTGATTTTGGTATGCTGTTTTCTATATGCTTATATTGTTCTGTCATTATTAAATCATAATCAAGATTTATTCTTTCTAACTCTTTATTTCTTGCTATTAGATTTTCTATAGCTTTATATATTTTCCCTTTATCTTCAAATTTTGGATTATCTAAATCTCCAAACATTTTATATTCTTTTATTACATCTTCTAATAGTTCTATTTCTTCTTTGTTCATTATATTTCCCTCCCTTTTTGTATTTCTTTATAAAACTCTAACTTTTCATCTGGACTTAATTGTCTCCATATAATATATAAATCTTCATCTGTTAAATCTTGAATGTCTTCTTTCATAGGTTAGTCCTCCTTTATTTCAATTATAGTTTCTTCTCTACCTTTTTCATAAATTATTCTTGAACCATCTACACTTTGAACTATATTATAATTATCATCTACTAATACTTCATATTTTACTAATACATCTTGTATTGCATTTAATAAATTTACTAAATCTCTTTTGCGTTTATCTCCGCAATAAAAAGTACATTTTAAGTTTACTGGACAACTTATATTACTTTTATATTTTTTTAAAAATATGGCACAATCTCGTTCAAATTTGAGGTATCTTTCAGACTGTTTTATAAATGGTTTATGTGTTTTTTTATTTCTCATTATTTGTTGACTGTTCTTTTTTGGTGGTGTTTGCATTGGTATTTTTATTGTTAATTTGTCCATTTTAACTCCTTACATAATATTGGGTATATGGTTCATATTTTCACTAACCATATCTGCTAAATAATATTTTTTTAAACTTACATCTTCACCATATCTATTCTTTTTATTTTCCCATTCTGTTGTAAATTCGTATCCATCTTTTTTTAACTGGTCTATTCTTGCTCCTAATTGCATTACTCCTAAATCTTGATATGCTTCCCAACTTGTTATTGAACCAAACTGTCTAATATAATTTATTATTCGTTGCTTTTGTGTTGTTTTCATTTATTATACCTCCTTATTAGCATAGAAAAAATCTAAATTGTCATATTCTCTTTGCTCAAAATTACTTTTATTATTTATTTTTTTTCTTTGATTTATATTATCATATTTTCCCTCTAAAATCGAAATTGCTTTATCAGGTTTCAATATAAAATCAAAATCAGCTTTCCAGCCTCTGTCATTGTTCCCTATAAGAAAATCACTTTTATTTGCTATTATACATATTTGTTCAAATTGTTCTGTATTTATTTCATTTAATAATTTATTTATAGCAGTTTTCCTTTTGTTTGTTAATTTTTGAACTTGAGGAAGATTTACACAATACATATTATAAATTTCTATTATTTTTTCATATTTTTCATTTCTATTATCATTTATATTTATATTTATATTTTCAATTTCATTTTCATTTTCCATATGTTTATACATATGATTAATCATATGTAATTTCATATGATTATTTTTTATTATTTCTTGTATTTCCTCATCTGATAAATCAAACCATTCATTTATTCTATTTTGATTTTTATAATCATTATGTAGTTTCGTTTCTAATTTTTGTTCAACATTTTCTGCATAAGCTAATAGTATCAAATTATCATTTTCATATTGATTTTTTAATTCAACTAATCTTCTTTCAGGATTATTTGAACTTCCTATTTTGATTAAATTTGTTTTTATATCTTGTATTAAGTAAACACAAGTATTTGAATTATTTACTTTATTTCTATTATTTCTTCTACTTTCTGAATAAGCTTTTCTTTTATTGGCTTCTTCTTCTAGTCTTTCATTAAAGTATTTTCCTTCTTCATCTTTTTTGAATTTGCTAAATATATCTTCATTAAATTCTTTACAGATTTTTAATATTTCTTTTTCATTCAAATGCCCTTTTTGGTGTTGTAAACAAAGTAGTCGTATATATTTTCCTACATCTTCATCAGACATTAACATTGTTCCAGAAAGAAAATCACTACTATAAAATAAAAATGCTGGGTCTTTCATTTGTACTCCTTTCTTAATTATTGACAATATAATTTCTAAATGCTATAATATACAAAAAGGATTTTATAAATCCAAATATATTATGCACATATCAATAGGTTAATTGTCAGTTGGTCTATTGATATTTTTTTTTCCATATTTTTCTCTTACTGCAACTCGAATTGCTTCTGTCATAGGTATTCCTTGTTCTTGTTTTATTTTCTTTAAAAGCTTATGAGTTTCATCACATACCTTAACTTGTGCAAAATTCCTTATCATACTTTACCTCCTTTCCAAAAATCTAAAGTGATTATATATTAAGACAGTCGACTTGTCAATGATTTTTTATAAATTTTTTAAAATATTTTTCAACCTTTTATTTTCAACTTTAAAAGGCACTTATTTTTTAGACATATAGTTTGTTGTCTTTTATAAATAAATGCCTTAAAAATATATTCTCGTTTGAATTAGAACTATATTAAATTATATTTTTTATCCTTCTTCTAAGTTGTCAAATAACTTTTCATAAATATTTGGTAAATTTAATCTATGTAATAAATCCTTTACTTCATCTTCTGTTAATAATTCAATATAATCTTTATTACTGTATGCTATGTCTTTTTCTTTACAATCTCCAATATGAACAAAAAATTGTCCTTTTGAACTTTTAAACAACATATGTGTATATCTTGGATATGTTGTTAAAAATAATCCTTTATTTTCTATTATATCTGTATAAACTAGTATTAATTCACTTTTTTCTGTATCATATACTTTATTATCAACTAAATATCTCATTATTTTCTCCTTTCTTAAAATGGCAAGTCTGAACTAATATCGCTTTGATAAAATTCTTCTCCGTTGTATAGATTCTCTTTCTTCTTTTTCGTAATCATCTACTACTTCATAATTTAATATTACAAGTTTAGGAAATGCTATTCCTACTTTATTTTTATACATTGAGAAAAATCCATCATTTATTTTTATTGTTGTTTTATCTTCTTTTGGTTCTTGTCCTTTCTTAAATTGTACTGATAAATACATTTTTTCTTCTCCATTTTTGCATAATGTACTATATCCGTATTGGTTTTTATATACTTTTATTTGCATTTCTATCCTCCTTTTTATCACAACATTTATTAAAATTATATAACCATGCTCTGTCTACTTCTACTCCTAATTTTCTAGTTATTATATATATTGCGTTATTTATTATATCTTCTTGCTTGTTATATTCATTTAATAAACTTTCTAATGATTTTTTACAAACAGGTATCCATATTTCGTTTGAATTTGTTTGTTTTGCACAATATAATGAATATTTTATGTTTTCTATATCTTTTTCTTCCATTATAATTTCCTTTCTGGAATAATTCCATATAATTTATATCTATATCTTTTTTCTGTATCCATACACGTTTGTATTTCTGTTTCTTCTAATTCTAATTGTATTTTATATTTATCACTTATTTCGTTTAATTCTGCTTCTATTTGCATAAGTTCTAATTTTAAGGTTTGTATTTCTGTTTCTTTCATTATTTATCACTTCCTTTAAATATAATTTTTTCCATATCTAGCAATAAATTCTTCTTTTGTTTTGTTATAGTGTTGCATATAAGCTAATTGCCCTATGCTATGAGCATATTCCATAAATGTTTTATTAAAATGTATTCCTTTATCGCTCATATTGTGCATTTCAGGAGTTAAGTATATAAATAATCCATCTTCTTCGCTTAATTCTCTATTAGCTCCTCCAAAAATATGGTGTTTATGACTTCCTGTAAAATATTCTGTTGACCATAAATCATCTTTTAGCATTATGCTTTTTGTATTTTGTATTGTTCTTTTATTACTTACTTTTTTTATAGGTTTATTTGCTTTTATTATTTTATATTTACAACTTTCGCATTTTTCAAAGTCTATTTTTTCTTTTAATTTGATACAATAAAAAAAATTTTTATATTTATATTGTCTTTTTCTTAAATTAGTACAATTATTCATCTTTATTTCTCTTTCTTAATTATTCCTTTCTCCAAAACTTTCAATTATTACTTTTTGCCATATTATTTTATATTTCCATATTCTCTTGATAATTGATTCTCTAATATTCTTATCTGCAATTTAACTGTATTGATATATTCCAAATTAGCATTGTATTTTACCTGTGCAGTATCTCTTTCAAATCTTAATTTTGCTATATCTTCATATCCATATATTATTTGATTTATTAAAGTAACTGGTGTATCTTCTGCTCTTAATTGCAATGCTTTTTTATTTACTGCTATTTTATAATCTCGTTCTTTTTCTGCTAATATATATCCGTTATTAGCAAGGTCTTTTATTGCCTTGTCTAATAACTTTGATTTTTCTTCTATATAGCTCCATAATTCCATCGTTATACTTCTTTCTTATCTGTTTATATTATTTAACTTAACTTTTAATTTCATTTAATCGCTTACCTTTGTTTTAAAATCGTTAATTATTGACATATAATCTTTAATTTTAATTTCATTAGTATTTTTATACCCGTATTGGCTTAATATCAAGTCTACTACATTATTTTCTATATTGTTATTTTTTATTGCCATATTTAAGCTATCTATCATTTTTTTGTCTATTAATTTGTCATTATCTTGTTGTGTAATTGCATTTGCTACTTCTTCAAAACTTGCTATTGAAGTATCTATTCCAAATCCCGCCATTCCTAATGCTCTTCCAACAGCACTTGTTTCGCAATTTTCGATATAACTTGTCTTATTTATAAAAGAACTATTTTCTTTTTCGTAAGCAGTTCCCGTTCCTAAAAGTACTGTACCATGTTCAATTACAAATCCTACCGTTGCCTTAAAAATGCAAACTCCATCTTTATTACTAATTAATTCTGTTTCTATCGTTCCTGTAGGATAAACCATCCTAAATGCTTTTATTCTTTGATTTACTTCTGCATAATCTTTTCCTTTAATGTTTGTTGTTTTTATAGTTTCATTTGCTTTTTGTATATCTTCAAATTTTATTTCTTTAATTTCCATTTTCTCTTTCTCCTTTTCATTTAATATTTTATCTATCTTATAATCTGTTTTTGTGTCCCAGTAAATTTCTTTATTTCTAATATCATCTTCCATTAATCTTCCTCCACTTCTTCTTTAATCCAATTGCCACTAAAATACCACTCGGTGAATGTTTCAATAAATTCTGTTTGTTCTAGCGTATTCTCTCCATTTTTCCCTTTTGGCGTTACTGTTATTCCTAATTTTTCTAGTGCATATTCTGTTGCTTCTTCCTCAAGTATAATTTCGTTTGTATGTATTTGTTTATATTGGTTATATTTCATATCTTATACTCCTTGATTTTATTTTATTTTTGTGCTATTATAAAAATATATATTTATATAAGTAGCCCCTTTATTTATTTTTACTAATCTGCAGAATTTCTGTTGATTAGTTTTTTGTTTCTTGCCGACAAATTGTTGGCTAAAAATTCTATATTATTTTCTAAATCTTTCTTATTGTTTATTAAATTTTTTTCTTCATTGCATATATCTGTAATAAATTTATCTCTTTGCTGAATTTTTAATTTCAAATCTGAATTTTCTTTTTCTAGTTTAGCTTTTTCTTCTTCTAAATCATTTATAACTTTTTTCAAAGTTTCAATTAATTTTTTATTAAACATTTTATTTTCCCTCCTTTTAATAGATTGTATTTTGTAAAAATGCCCAGCACATAAAAATTATACTTCCTATATACAAACTACCATATACTACTATTCTCCCTATTAGTTCATATGCTTTATTCTTTTGTATTTTCTTTTTCATTTTTATTCTCCTTTCGTATTATTATTTTTTTGTTTTGTAATTCAATGTCTACTTTTGTTCCATTTTTCATCTCTAATGTTTTTGCTATAAACGTTGGAATTGTTAATACTAAAGAATTACCAGATTTTCTTATTGTATATTGCATTTTGTTCCTCCTTTCTTCATTTGCTAGTATATACTATTGTATTATTTTTGTCAAGCATTTTTTCGATATTGTTAAAAATTTTTATAAAAAAATAAAAAGCCTAGTAAATACTAGACTTTTTTTATTTTTATTTTATCTTCGTGCAATAATCTAAACAAATCCACCCTGAAGCAGTATATCCCCAATTATCGTTAATTTTAGTTACTGTGCAAACCACGCCTTTTTTATATCCGTTGTAATAAGCATTGCCCAATTTTTTATTTTGATTTCTTGCATTAGTAGTTAATTGCTTATATGTTTTTTTAGCATATTTTGTTCCTGCTCCAGTTCTTACATTCAAATTTGCCGTTGTTTTATATGTTCCCGTTGTATATCCTGATTTTGTTGTTGTCTTTGCCGTTGCTATATTCGTAACTGCACTAGATGATAAATAATTTGTGCTTACCCATCTATTTGCACCAATCCTTGACCAATTTCCGCTTGTTTCATATACTACTACTTGCGTGCCTTTTGCTAATGAGCCTACAACTGAACCATTGGGAGCATTTCTCACGTTTAAATTTGCACTTTGTGTAGCAACATATCTTGTATAATTTGTTACAGAATTATTTGTATTATTATTTCCTTGTCCCTCATCATTTGAGTATATCCAAAAGTATTTGTAATTAGCATAATTTTTAAAAGAACTCTCTGACACATAAACGCTATTTCCGCTTACAACAACACCTGCCTGACGTCGGCTAGCCGTTTCGAATTTCCCTGTATATAGTAATGGGTCATATACTGTTATTATTTCGTCATTATCGGAAACTAATACTATATAATGGCCGTTAGTTGTAAACAAACCTGAACCACAACTTGCTATGATATAATATCCCTTTTTCAAGTAATCAATAGCGGTATCAAAATCTGATGTTGTGTAAAATTCGTTAAAATCAAAATAATCTGCTACAAATGAATAATAACTCCACGCAGTTCCGTCACTTGCCGTTCTATATCCATTTGCAACTGATAGGCTCGCCATTGTTGTAGGTAAAATCGCACCTTTGCTTGAGCTAACTACAATTGCTGCAGAAGTAGGTCCACATGCACTAGATTTCATCGTTTGAGAACTATCTCCAACACTTGAATACATTACACTTGCCCATCTACTATCAGCTTGTGAATAATATGTCAATCCTTGATATGCTCCCAACAAAGACAAGCCGTTGCCCGTGTTATCCCCATCATAAGAGATATTTTCTTGTTCTATTACGGCATCAGTTTCCGTTGCACCTTCGTCAATTATTTCATTTTCGTTAATATCTTCAATTTCTTCTGTTGTGGCAACACTTTCGCCGTTTAAAGTGGCGTTTTTCGTATTTTCGATTTCTGCAATTGCGTATTCATCAATAATTATATTATTTTCTTCATCTGCAATTGCGTTTGTAACAGTTGTGACTGCTTTTGTTAAATTCTCCGTATCTAATTCTCCCGTCTCTTTAAATTGGAAATATACTCCAACCAAAATAATTATTGACGTTAAAATTGCACAAATTATCCTTATGTTTTTCTTTTTCATAAAATCTCCTCCTTTTAATTATATTATATCACAAAATAAAAAAAATAATAGCAGTTTCTTATATATTTAATAAGTCTTACTATTATTTTCATTCCTCATTATTTTACGACCTTAAAATAATATTTAAAAAGCTTTTCTTCTTTTGTGTATTTACTATCTTCGTCAAAATACCAACCTTTAGTTGCTTCAATATATCTTTTTAAACTTTCTTCATCATCTCCATTGCCTAAAGCAATTTTCATATCTGAATATAGCATATTCATAATAACATAAGCAGAAGTAACAGGTATATTAATTCCATAAGCCTTCACTACATTTTCGACTTCTTCTTCTGTCCATTTAGCCATAGGTTTCATTCCAGATACCCATTCTCTTTTCATATCATCTGTAAGTATACAGCCGTAAGCCATTTCGTACAATTTCATTTTGTATTTATGGTAGCATTCCTCGTCATATTCTTTCATTTTATAAGTTAAATCTTCTAGCATATCGGATAATTTTTCCATATCTTCTTTTTTATTTTTCTGAATAATCTTTTCGATATATTCTTTTATTTTCATATATTACACCTCTTTTTATTTCATTTTTTTCAAAATTTCTTTATTTTGTTCAATTAAAAGTTCATTCTGCTTTATGCTTTCTTCAAGTAATTCAATTGTCTTTTTTAGATAATCTTTATCTTGATGGTCTAATTTTTCTTCTAAAAGTTTACTTTGCTGTTCGTTTTCTTGTAAATTTTGAATAGCAAGAAATAATGATACAATTGTTATTATATCTAAAAAATCTAATTGATTATTTTGATTTTGCATTTCTTACTACCTCTGTTGTATTCTCTACAGTTTCTGTTGAGTTTTCTGCAGAATTTTTTGTATTTCCTGTTGTACCTTTTCCCGACGTTGCACATACACTATTTTGTAAAACAAATTGTCCTAAACTAACATACACATTATTATTTCCATAAACTACTGTATAACAATATCTTCTTTTTAATTGGTCTGGGAATATATTGTTTGAAGCATATCTGCAAAATAGTGGAATTAGACCTGTTTCAGTTTGTATATAAATTGGCAAATTTGCTGTTGGTCTCACATTACAACTTAAAATCATTCTATATTTATCTAAATTTATTAAATCGTATGCTGTAATTGTTTCACTTGGTATAAATATTACTCCTGTTGATGTAGTAGTTGCACTTGTTATTAATATTGTTTTTATTGGTGTTACATTATATCCGTTCATTTTAAAATCTCCTTTCATATAATAAAATAAGAACACAGAGTGATTTCTATGTTCTTTTATATAATCACTCTTTCGAGGAATAGTCATTTGACTAGATTAAATTGTTACAACCACAACCTGTATTATAGTAGTTCCCATAACATGGGGGATTAGTATAATATGAGCCAAGTTGTCCTAGAATGTATTGACTTTGAGCATTATTAGAAATAGTATTTTGTGCTTGTACTAATTCTCTTGATACTGTATCGTATTTATCTTGTAGCAATTGTGTTTTAATAGAGCAGAAGCCTTGTGCTACTTCATGGCTTAAATTATTAATATTCATATTTACAGCATCAAATCCTTGGTTCATAGCTTGTGTTATGTTATTAGAATTTTGTAAAGCATTATATCCAACGGTGCATAGCCCATTTGTTATTCCATCTAGTTTATCGCCAATATCATTAAAACTAAATCCTGTTTGAATTTGGTTTTGTAGTTCTGCAACTCCTAAGGCATTGCTTGAATTTCCATTGCCCCATCCAAAGTTGCCACCACCTATCGCTAAAATAAATATGAATAATAAAATTATCCACGCACCATTTCCACCAAAAGCTCCATCTCTATTTTGTGAGCTTGTTATTGCTAAAATATCGCTAGCACTCATAGTAACATCTCCTTTCTTAAAAAATATTTATATTAAACTATAAAATAGTTAATATCTATTTAAAATAACTCATAATTTTTTGTAAATCTTCTTTTGTAATTCCCTTAGAATTGCAAAGGTCAGCGAGTGCTTGGGCTTGTTCTTGAGTTGTTTTATTTTGTAGTTGATTTACTTGATTTTGTTGTTGTGGATTTATCAATCCCATCAGCATTGAAAGAGGATTGTTCGCTTGTGATAATTGGCTCAATAGGTTTTGTATATTCATTTGCCATTGCCTCCTTTAATTTATTTAATTCTTTTTCTAATTCTTGTATTTTTAAGTCTTTCTTATCAACAGGATATATTTTTTTTATTTCGTATTTTTCTATTGTTCCATCTAATTTTTTTATTTGCATTTTGTCATTTCCAATAAATATTGCATTATTATTTACAAATATGTTTTCCACCTCATCGTTATCATTTAATACTTTCATTTCATATAATGATTGGCTATTTTGTGGCACTTGTTGGCTTACATTAATATTATTTACAGGCTGTTGTTGATTTTGCATACTTTGATATTGTGTTTTTAAGTCTTCTAGTTCCCTTATTTGATTATTAATTCTGTCTATATTTACCTGTGGTGGCATATTAAACATTCCATAATTTTGCATATATTATTCCTCCTAAATAATAAAAGAGAATAATTAGTGTTTGTTTTTCTTACAGGGGAACTCCCAAAACAAACTTTTAAAATTTACCAATTACTCTCCTTTCTATATTTTCATTTTAATATAGAATTTCAAATCTAAATTTTCAATTATTTCTTATTTTCTTTTTATATTCTTGCCATATTATAATATGTGCCTAATTGCCACCACAATTAAAAATAAGCCACTTTTATTATTAAGCAATATAATTTACCATTAAGGCGTAAAAAAGGCATACAATTCAATGTATGCCTTATAATATTTTATTTATTTTTTTTACTATCTTTTTTATTTCTCTACTTATTGTGCTTTCAGATGTATTCTCTAAATATGCCATTTTTGTTATAGAATAATCTTTTAGTCTATACTCAATTATTTTTATTTGAATATCTGATAGATAAATCTTTTCTTTTAGCTCTTCAAACTCTTTTTTAGAAAATTCAAATTTATACATATTACTATATCTTTCAACATTATTTTCTTTTACTTTTGCTTTTTCTTATTTTTCTTCTTACAGTCTTTTTATAAGTTTGTTTTATTCTTCCCATTATTTATTGCCTCCATTATCTATACTAGAATTTTCTATTGTTTCAATATCTGTTATTTCTTGAGTATATTCTTCAATACTTTCGATTGTTTCTATATCATTTAATAATATATGCAATAAATTACAACACATATAAGTGCAATAAAAGTTATTACCCACGTTATAAACATTCTTTTGTTTGCTTTTTTGTAATCACTTAATACCATTGACGCAAAACTTTTTTCAAAATAGGTTTCTTTTAATTCCCCTATTTCGTCTTTTGCTTGTTTGATATCCTCTTTTAAACTTTTCATTTTAAATATTCCCCTTTAAAATTAAAATTTATTTTCCAGAATGCATTTCTAAGACGTGGTGCTCTATTGCCTCTTTTATTTTTTCCTCTACCTCTTTGTCAAAACTATCTAATTTTACGTCTATTTTTTCTAAAGATTTTTCAATATTTAATAGTCTTTGTTCAATAGTTCCCCATTTGTAGCTATCATTTTTCACATCTGCATTTGACTTGTCTTTTCGATTTGAGGCAAACGAGCATACGCTTATAACTGCACTTAATATGCTTATTCCCATTGCAATTGTTAATTCCATACGCAAATTCTCCTTTGTGCTTCTAATATAATTATACCAAATATTAGAAACTATTTCAATAATAATTTTATTTTTTATTTTAAAATTCCATAAAGAACGCCACTAGCAATATCACTGGATACGCTCATGTATACAGTTTGGCTGTCTCCATAATATGCTCGTGCAGTGTAATTCGATGGGCTTCCCCCAAAACACGTTTCCCAATCTCGTGAATTATTTGTTTGCGAAAATTGCTCATATGTGCCTAGTGTGGTCGCTAAAACTCTATAGTTATATTCATCTGTTACTTGTAAGACAAATGCTGAATATTTACTTAAATCGTCTACTGCAATTGCTGTAAATTCCTTACTCCTTGAAAGTGCTAATTTAACCATTCCTTTTTTTTGACTTATTTCTGTTTTAATTTCGTTTGCAGTTTCTTTTATCGCATTTTCCGTATTTGTTTCCATTTGTTTTAGATTTTCTGCTGACAAAGGTGTGCTTCCGCTATATTGCTCAGGCGTTACCTCATATATGGTTCCATTTACTTCTACTTTTGCATTACTTATTAATGTGCCATCTTCCCAGCCTATTCTTTTTAATTCTGCCATTACTATTCACTCCTTTCAATTTTATTTCTTATTTCAAATAATCCTTTTAGGCTTATTTGATAATTCATTGTGTAATATTTATCTGTATATATTATTAGATGTGATGTATTCATATAGTATTCCCTATACTTAATTATAATATATTTATAATTTGATTTTAAAGGGTATTTTAAATTGCTTGGATATAGTCCGTTTCTTAAATGTTGTTCTCTATCATAATATTTTGCAAGTGGGTATTTCCCATTGCTCGCATATATATTTGTATTAGGAAATAATGTTTTATTTATCCCTGACTTAAGATTAAATCCAAATGTGGTGTCATCTATTACGTTTATGTCTATATTTTTTCCCACTATAAATTCACTACTCATTTGTCCTGCTATAGTTCCCAAACCAATCGAGTATATTCTTGCCAGATTTTGTGTTGGCTGGTCTGTTTGTGTGAGTTCAAAACTTTCAACAGGTGCTAAATGGAAGGGGTAATCTTCGCCAATACAAATTGCATTACTTGTAATATTATCCTTTCTTAGAATTTTAAAGCTATCTATATCATTAAGAAATATTGAATAATTACTTGTATCAATGCAAGCCATAATATCACTAGAATATTGATGAGAAAATCCTATTGCAGTTACTTTTTTGTTTATATATTCTGTCCAATTCGTTATAAGCTTTCTGTCTATTGTATATGCTCCTTTTAGAATATCATATATATATATCGAAGAAACGCTTTTGTTATTTCCGCTTATGTTAAAATTTGAATAATATAATATAACATCAAAGTCATCTATTTTTGCATTTTTATAATCCTCTAGTGGCTCGTCTAATTTTAGCATACATTGCCCTAAAAATTTATTATAATTATATGTTGCCAATTCGTCTTGGTATTCTGCATATGGGTCTCCATCTTCATAATACTGGGCTTGGCTAAATGATTTTAAATATTCATTATAGATATAATTGTGTAATATATATTCTTTGTCAGTTGTGATTTTTACATAATCATTTTTTATTATCATTGTATCACCTCGTATTCTTCAACTATTCCCTCTTCATCGTAATGTGTTACAGATACCTTATATTCTTGCTCTTCGCTTGTTTGCGAATTTTCGCCTCTAAAAACATCGATAAAACTACTTAAAATATTTGTATTTTTAGTAGTTACAATATATTCAAAATCATTATTGCTATATTGCATTTCCACTTGCGTTACTATATATTTGCTATTAAACAGCATTTTATTTATTCGCAGAATATCTCCTACTTTTATTATATCTCGGTCTAATTTTAATTTTATTGTTCCATCAAATTCGATGCTGTTTTTATTCATATATGATGCCCCAATTTCTGCTAGTTCTTGTATTGTTTTCCAGCTTTGGTTCATGTTTACTGTTAATTCTATAATTCCTGTATCGCTTATTTTATTCTTTTTTGATAATATTGCTTTATCATTATATAGTTTATTAATATTATAAACTAGAATGCTATCGCTTTCTATTTTCTCTATTGTTTCTATAGTAGTACTATCATTTTTAAATTTTATGCCAGTAATTAAGTTTGAATAAAAGCTGTCCTTTATTACTGTAAATTCTTTATCCTCATTGTTACCTGTTATGTCTAAATTGTCGCTTATATATGTAGTTCCATCATCAAATACATAATAATATACGGAAAAATTATTTCCAGTTGCATACGTTCCACTGATATATAACCCATTCGTAAAATTGCCTGTAATACTTTCCCCATTATGCAGAATAGTTCCAGTTTTTAATTTCCCATTACTTTCCGCTGATTTCAATATATTTGTTACATTTATGTCAATTGGATAATTCAATTCTATTGTATCATCACTTTTTACTTTTGTAACTTGAGTACTAATCAATGGATTATGTGAACTTGTCATTGTTTGCCCATCAAATTTTGCCGTTGAATATTCATATATTCTTACATTTTTGAAATTAATTACATTTGCATAATCATCACTTTCGATGACTGGCTGAATATATTCAAGCCCTGCAATTCTGTTTTCATCATCATATATCAAATCCGTATCAATTGCAAGCATTATGTCTACATCTTTTATGTATATGTTTTTATTTTCATCTATAAACCACCAAAAATTGAATTTATTGCTTAAATTGTTCATACAATATTCTATTGTTTCGCACAAAAAGTTTACTGTAACTTCGTGGTCACTTATGTTTATTTCTTTCAATGTGTAGCCATCTTCAATTAATGGGTTTAGCACTATATTTTCGATTAGGCTTATTAATTTGTATGTTCCATTCGCTATTACGGTTCGCAATGTTGCCATTTTCATAGGGCTTAGCAATGTTACATCTATAAAAATTTCAATGTCCTGTTCCCTCATTTTGTCAAATTTATAGCTATCTACATATCCAGTATATAACAATTCTTCTCTTATTGTATTTCTTGATATTATTTGCACTTCTTGATATTTTTCGGGTAATTGGTCTGCTGAATGTCCTGTAAATTCACATTTCAAGTCAGAAAATGTTACTTCCTGACTTGATTTTGTAATTGAGCAATCATCTAATACAGGCAATTCTATATCTTGATATTTTAAATAAACCATTATGCTAAACCTCCCGTCTTAATTGTTTGTGTTACATATGGAGTAATTATTCTTCCTGCTTTTTTGCCGTCAATATCTACATTTCCATCAAACGTAGCATTTACTTGAATTACAGAATTATAATTTGCATTACTTCTTACTGTTGCATTTGCTGATATTTTTCCTGTTTCCATATTTACTGCTGATTGCATTTTACTTATCATTGTATCGTTCATTTTATCTACTGCTTTATCTATTGATTTTGTGTTTGCCTCAATTCCCACTGCTATGCCTGATGGAATAAATTTACCTACCTTATCTCGCATTATAGTTGATGGCGAATGTATGCCTAATGCCTCTTTTATTCCGTCTGTAATTCCACTTGCAAAGTCTTTGATTTTACCTACAAGCCAATCTTTTGCATTTTTTATACCATTCCACAAACCTTCTACAATATTTTTACCAATATTTTGCATATTACTAGGTAAAGTTTTAAACCAATTTATAATACTATCAATTACTTCAGGAATTTTTTGTGCAATAGTGTTTTTCATACTTATAATCCAATCTTTTATCTTTTGTATAGTATTTACTAACCAATTCCAAATATTACTTGGCAAATTAGCAAACCATTGAATAATTCCTTGAATAATTTTGGGCAATTCTGTTGTTACCCAATTCCACGCATCTATTCCAAACTGAATTATATGTCCTATTATTTGTCCTATTGCATATCCTATATTATATGGTAAATTTTGAAACCATTCAATTACACTATTAATCCAATTTGGTATTGTTTCTGTAAAAAACGTTGCTATTGAGTCTTTAACATTTAAAACAGTTTCTTTTATTTTATCCCATAAATTAATCCAAAATTCTCTAAACCAGTCGCATTTATTCCATAATACAACAAATATCGCTATTAATGCTACTATTGCCATTACAACTAACGCTATTACATTTGCTGACATAACCGCGTTTAAGCTTGCCATAGCAGTTTTTAAAACCCCAGTAATTCCTCCTGCACTTGCTATTTCAAGTTTTAATAAAGACATTTGTATTTTAAATCCTTGAATTGATTGAATTGCTGTTTGTACTATCGTTCCTATTTTCCAACTTGCAAACGCAGTGCCAATCGCTATTATTGTGGGTATATTTGATTTCATGATGTCAAATATGTCCTTAGCTTTTGATATTATTTCTGGTATTTTTGCATTTACTTCCTTGAAAAATGAATTTATATACCCTTTTAAATTTGCTAGCATTTCTTGAATTGTTGGCAAATTAGCATCTTTAAGTCCTTCATTTATTGCGGTTATACTATTTGCAACGCCTTTTGTAATTGCTGTTTTAACGTTCGTAAATGATGTTGCTATGCCTCCTGTAGCTCCCTGTGCTTGTTCTGCAAATGAAGAAAATCCTTGTCCTCCCTCGGTGTCTAATCTTATTACTTCATTATTCATGTCCTCAATTGAAAGTGTTCCATCTTGCAATGCTTCATATAAATCCTTTTGATTAGCACTTGCACCTAATAGAGATTTTGCTAATTGGTTCATTTGCCCTGGTGCTACTTCTATTAATGTGTTCCAACTTTGCTGGTCAACTTTTCCTTTTGCTAATATTTGATTATATTGCGTTAAAGCTCTGCTCGCCGCCTCAGACCCTTGACCTCCTGCTAAAA